CTGTCGTGGTATTTGCCTCTGGCGAAGATCGCCCACGTCTGCTTCCAGACGGATGGGTGGGGAGATGCGGGGTTTTACCAGGATGAGGGGGTGCGCCGGATTGAGTTGCACCAGGGGTTTTGCCCAGACTGGCACGTTGAGCCCCTGAATGTCACGGATGAGGAGATCGCGGCGTACGCCGGTGACGTGGTATTCGTGGGTTCCACGTATACGGCGCGGCGCCGGGCGCTGGTGGCGGAACTCAAACGATATCCGGGGTTCAGGAAGTTTGGCTCCCCCGAGGGGGATCTGTGGGGGCGCCCATTCGCGATCGCGATGCGGCATTCGAAGATCGTCGTGGGCGACAACTACACGAACGATGTGGGCGGTTACTGGTCGGACAGGGTCTATTTGGCGCTGGCCTGCGGGGCTTTCTTCGTGACAGCGGACGTGCCGGGGTTGCAAGCGGAGTTCGTTCATGGGCTGGATTTGATGGTGTGGAAGGACTTCCATCAGTTACACCGGATTATCCGGTCGTATCTAGAGCCCGGTACGGATAAGTACCGGCGGGCCATTGCGGGTCGCGGTCAAGCGGGAACGCTGCGTTCCCATTCGTATAATCATAGAGTTGCGGATTTCGTGCGGGAACTGTCCCGCGTGGCGGAGGGATAAATGGGGGAGACAGCGAAGACGCTCGCGAAGATGCGTAAAGAGCGGGGCATGGCGGTTGGGTTGCTGAACGTGGCGATGGGCGCTGAGGGCGACGATTTGTTTATGGCATGCAAGACCATCGGGGCGCTGTATCTGGAGCAGGAAAAGACCCTGATTGAGGCGCGCGCCTATATCCTGTTACTGGAAGATCGGCTGGTCCATCACGAGCCGGATGCGTTCGGGGATGAGGGGGCCGAAGGGGCCGTATCGCCGCCTGCGGATGGAGCGCTCCCGTGCGAGTAATTCAAGTATCGGGGCGCCGTGACGACGCCGATCTTGTGGGCTCCAGCCTGGGCAATTGCAACGACAGGCTGATCGCGAAGTGTTTCGGGTGCCGGGAGGACTTGGGGTCTCCGGTTGAGAATGACGTGCTTAGCGGCTATGACGCGCTGTTCGTGACGATGTCGAAGCGGCCTGCGCCACACGAGACCCGATGGATGGAGTGCGCGTGGCGATTCAAGGAGGCGTTCCCGGAAAAGAAGTTGATCGTCTACCAGGAGGCGGACGACCGGTGGCCCACCTACGTGGATTGGCCGTCACAGCGCGACATGTACGAGTTGCTGCAGGTGACGGACCTGTTTCTCGCGCACAACGAGAGCGACGCGGACACGTACCGGTTGCTGATGGGCCCGAATGGCCAGTCCATGTACTTCCCGTCGATCCAGGAACTGCCGATGATTGAGCGTTTCTATACCCCATACGTGGCGAAAACGGCGGGGTCCGTTTTGGTGAATGCGTTCGACAATAGGTCCGGCGGCTTGTGTGCCGCCCTGATCGCGAAGAAGTGCGGGGCGCAAGAGATTCTACATTTCAACACCACGACGTATCACGACAACCGGAACGCGGATGCGGCGCGGATATTCGGGCTTCGGATGACCGAGATCCCGAGCATGGGGTGGACATCATGGGCGAGAGCGATCTCGCCGGCCGCTGTTTACGTGAGTCCGCTGGCGGTGGTCGCCGCCGGTCGCGACACGATCGCGTGTGCGGTCTTGGGCATTCCGGTAATCGGGAACGCTCATTCGACGCCGCAACAAAAACTCTTCCCGGCCCTCGCGATCAACCCCAACTATATCCCGGGCATTGAGGCTACGTTGGAGAGCGTGCTCCGCGGGTCGTCGGCGTCTGACGTGGAGAGGATGATCGTGGAGCCGGCAAGGAAGGCGGTGTACGCGGAGTATTCGGTGGAAGCGGGGCTGGCGAAGGCGGACGGGATCTTGAAGAGATTGGGGTGGCGTAAATGAGAGATATCGACGAACTGGTCAAAAGGCTCGAGTGCGACGCTCTTGATGAAGAGGGGAGGGCGCGGCTGGCCGAGATTATTCGGGAATCGGCGAAGCCGGTGCCCCCGATGAAGACTTACGAAGTGGCACTTCTGGGCTCAGAGGGGAAGCGTGTTCGCGTGACTGCATGCGAGGTTCAGTTGGCGATGGGGTGTCTGCTGTTCCGGGATAAAAAGGGGCATCTTTGTGGTGGATATGCGCAGGGCGAATGGAAGGCCTTCGCGGAGGAGTGCTTTAACGATATTGACGCGGCCAAGCCGGAGAAATGATGCTACCGAGCGCCGACATTCATGCGATGGGGCAACTGGGGTGGCAACGGCGGCGTTGGCAGCTTCCTTGATTTCCCCTTAAGTACGCGCATAGCATGCATTTTTGACATCCCGATGATTTTGGCGCACCTGTACGCAGACATCCCTGAGCGGTGCAGTTCACGCAGGCGTTCTATTTCCGAATCGGAGAACCTGGTGGCTCTATGATTTTCTCCTCGCATCAGAATTTGTTCTGGTTTAACTCTTCTCTTCCAGTGATTGTCTCCGCGATACTTTTCTGGATGCGTGGAGAATCCGCTCTTCTCCCCGCTTGCCCCGCGTCCTCGCTTCCACATGTCGTCCATATTGGACCTTGGCGTCCCTTCGTACAGGTGCGCAGGATTGCAACATTTGGGATTATCGCAGGTATGGCACGCCAGTGCGTTCCCTGTATCTTTTCCATCCAAATGAAGCGCAATGCGGTGAGTGAAAAGCCTTCGCCACTTTCCACTTCGAAACACATGTGTGATCCCATATCCCTTCTGGAGACCAAGGAGCCAAGGCCAACACTTGTTTGGTCCAGCGCTCTTATCAACCCTGGACCAGAATCGCTTGATTTCTTCATGAGTCAAGTCCGGTATCTTCTTTGGCGTTGCCACTGGTGTATACCCTCCAATGTTACTATGATACCACGGAGCGCAGAATGAATAAGATTCCAGTACTGATGACGACTTACGGAAGGCTCGCGTATAGCATCCAGGCGCTGGAGTCGATCGTCCGGTTGCCCGGGAATCCGGTGTCGGTCACGATCTGGGACAACGGATCGACCGACGGAACGAAGACATGGTTGAAGTATCTGGATCGCGAGAAGTACTGCATCGAAGAGATCGTGGACAGGCCCAGCAACGAAGGGCTACCGCGGGCGGTGAACTACTTCTTCCGAAAGCACCATGACGCGAAGTTCGTTGTGAAGATGGACAACGACACGGTTGCGCCGGATTTGTGGCTATTAAACCTACTGGAAGCGTTTCGCCTGTTCGGAGACTCGCACAAGATGGGGGCCGTCAGCGGGACGTGTCTGAGGCCGAACGGGCTGACGTTTCAGGAATGGGCCGATCGGCACATGAAGACCGTCCCGTGCCTGAAACATCATCTCCATTTCAACGGGTATGTCCTTGGGACGTGCGTGTTGATTAATATGGAGATGATTCGGCAGCGCGGGCTTCTCTTCGAGCGTCTTCCTTCCAAGATCGGCGGCTGGACCGACTACACGCGAATTGCGTCGGAGATTGAGGGGTCCTGGAATTTTGCCTTCTACAGCAAGGTCCCTGTGAAACTGCTGAACTTGGCCGCAGAGCATGTGCTTTCGGATGATTACCCGGAGTACGATCGCGAGATCCTGGAAGTGCGGACGAACGGGAATGCGTGGTGGGACGCCGTCGGTGGGCTATCGGGGGTGAAGCGATTCATCGATGATCACGGCGGCCTGATGCCGCTGACTCCAGCGACCGAGCCGCCTCCGCCATTGCCGGTTCCATCGCGCACGCAGGTGCCTCCGTCGGTATGGACGGGAGCGGGGGAGTTGCCGCTTCGGTCCACGGCTGAGTATTGGATCAGCCGGGTGCAGAAGCACGGGCCCACGGCTTCGACCTTCCTGACGACACCCCCCGAAAAGATTGCGGAGTTCACGGAACATCACATGGGCGTGATGAGGCGGTACGTGAAGGGAAGCGTTCTGGAGACCGGCTGCGGGTGGGGGCGACTTTCTTTGCCCATCAGTCGCTTGGCGACGAGCTACGTTGGGGTGGACTTCGTGCCGGCGCTCATCGCCAAGGCGAAGGAGTCTTTGCCTGATTTGGATTTTCGGGTGGCGTCCGCAGCGGACCTCCCGTTTGAAGACGGTTCGTTCGATGTGGTCGTGGCGGTGACGTGCGTGTCTTCGTTCGCGCACATCTTTGACGCGGTGCTCGCAGAGTGCCGCAGGGTGCTGAAACCTTCCGGGGTGATTCTTTTCCTTGAGGAAGATTACGCCAGGATGGACTGGAAATTGAAACATTAAGGAGGTCCCGTGAGCGAAAGAAGCAATTCAAAGGATGGCCCAAACCTTTATGAGGATATCGTTGCCGTAATTAAGCAGCATGACGGTCTTACGGGGGAGTATCACTGTCCCACGCGTTGGCCCGCCCACTGCGAGAAAATCTCCATCTCCGTGGATCCGGACCCAGGAAAAACCATACGGCAGGTCTGGGTTATATATGGCCGAACGACGCAGCGTGACCGAGAAAACCTTGAGATACTTAAAGATCTCAAGCAAAAAGGCTTAGCCTAAAAGGAGAATTAGATGCTCGGACAATATTTGGCAGGAAACCATGTTGACGGGAACGGTAACCCGTCAGGCGGAAGCGTTGAAGGCATAGGCCTGAAGATCGAATGGCAGGACGGCCCCTTGGGCCGCGGTAAGGACCGGATTGAGCCGAACGGCGCCTTCGTCGAGACAGTCATCGACGCGGCGCGTCAGCGGATCGAGTTCTACCAGAAGGCCGGCGGCGGCAAATTCGCCTGCCGGGAGAACGCGATCGCGTTGACGAAACTGGAAGAAGCCCTGCTATGGCTTGATAAGCGCACGCGGGACCGCGAAAAGCGACAGGTCGAAGGCACGCATACCGCTTAAGGAGAATCCTATGCAACGGAGAAGTTTCCTCGGAGCCATGGCCGGATTGTTGGCGACGGTAGTCATGGACCCGGAGAAGGCGCTTTGGGTTCCAGGAAAGAAGGTCATTTCGATACCGAAGCCGGAACCTGTCGGATACAGCCGGATTTTCTGGGAAGACAGAATGATTGGCGTGTCGCAGTACGCGCCGGGACAGATTGTGTGGGAGGCACTGGGGAAAGGGATGGTTCGAGTAGACCTCACGGGCCAGAGGATTCCACCGCCTACTCATCTTTTCCACATGGGCCCGGAAACGAAACTGTTTTCAACCGCCGAGATCAACGAGTGGAAGGAAGCGTTGCCGAACTTCACGTTCGTGGGAGCGCTGGCATGATCGGCGCCGTCGGCTACTGTCAAAACACTGGGTTGGGGGTGATGCTGCAGGAGCTTCGAAAGCACTGCGGTGTCACCACTCAACTGGCGATCGCGCACAGCGGGTTCGACGCGCCGTTCGATTTCGAATTGGCGACGAATTGTCATCTGAACGGGGCGCCGTCCGACGGGAACCCTTTCGATTTCACGCGGTACAAGTGGGAAGTCCAACGGGAAGACCTCGAGGCGTGGGTTGCCACGCACGGCGTCAAAACGGCTGTCTTCATCGAAACGCCGTTCGGGAAGAACACGTTTCGGTGGTGCAAGGAACTGGGGCTGAAGACGGCGCTGATCGTAATGCCGGAATGGTTCGACTACCGACAGGACACCTACAAGGGGGTGGATCTCTACATCTGCCCGACGTTCAGTTCGTATCAGTCGTTGCCGCTGGACAACCGGAGGTACATGCCGTGGCCGGTAGATACCGAGGCGCTGAAGTTTCGGTTGCGGGCCGGGAAGGCCAAGACCTTTGTCCACAATGCCGGCAACATCGGGCTGAATGGCCGGAAGGGGACAAAGGAAGCCGTCCATGCGTTCGCGATGGCTGCGCAGGCCAATTCGGAAATCCGGCTACTCGTTCGGGCGCAACGGGCGTTGCCGCCGGACCTTGCGGAGTACATCTCCCGGTGTAACGCGAACTTCGATGACCGCATCGTCCTGGACGTGCGATCGCGGGCGACGGTGGCGGAGCTTTACGAAGAGGGGGATGTCCTGATCCAGGCCCCGCTGTACGAGGGGCATGCACTGACGGCGCTGGAGGGGATGGCTGCGGGATTCCCGGTTATCACGACAGATGCTGAGCCGATGAACGAATATTCGCAGTTAGGGGACCCTCTGTTGGTTCCGGTTCGTGAACGCATGCCGGCGGGAACCATCAACCCCGCATACGAGATCACGCTCCCCGACGTGGGGCAGATGGCGAAGGCCATCATCTATTGCGCTGAGAACGACATGTCCGAATTCTCGGACCGGAACCGCCGGTTCGTGGAAGAGGAGTATTCATGGGGCCACTTGGGGGATCGATGGCGGGACGTCCTGAGCAGTATCGAATCCCGTTAAGCCGGCCCGCGCGGCTGGATCACGCACGAAGCAACGTCAGCCGGGCGCTGGAATCCGGGTGGGTCTCGCAGGGTCCGTTTGTCCAGGAGGCCCAAGCGCGGCTTGCGGCATTAACCCGGAGGAAGTACGCGCTGTGCGTGTCGAGCGGGACGACGGCGCTCTTGGTGGCGTTGCTGGCCGTGAAAGAGGAAATCCGGGCGCAGCGGATTGAGTGCGAGTGGTCGGTGGCGATGCCCACCATGACGTTCGCCGCGGTGGCGAATTCAGCCAGGCTGGCTGGGGCGGCGCCGATTTATTGCGGGCACGATGCGGAGTCTTGGCAGGTCCCGTTCTCCGAGTGGGACAGGGGATATGGCGTCGCAGTATGGATGCCCGCGCCATGCTACGGGGGGAGCGCCGGCCATGTTCCGCGCCGCGAGTACAGGGGAGACTACGTCATCTCCGACGCGGCGGAATCGTTCGGGGCCACGGGGGCGTGCCTCATGGGGGACATCGCGTGCGTGTCATTCTTCGCCAACAAGATCGTGACGAGCGGGGGGGAAGGCGGAGCGTGCCTGACCGACGATGAGGCCCTGCTTAACAGGATGAAGCTCATCGCCAATCACGGGATATCCGGGAAAGACTACCTCGCCAGCAGCACGGGGCTCAACGGCAGAATGACCGACATTCAGGCGGCTGTGCTCTGCTCCCAATTGGACAATCTAGACGATTTCCTCGCGTCCAGACATGCGGTCCTCCATCGCCTCAGAGGGCACGCGCTGGAGGCGGGATGGCGGGTCCCGACGCAGGATTCCCGAATGGCCCCATGGATATTTGCGGGGATCCCGCCAAACCGGTCAAGGGTTGTTTCGAGGTGCGATGAACTGGGGATTGAGCACAGGATGCTTTTCCCTTGCGCCCACCAGCGGACGCCCCAAACGATGGCCCAAGCATCGTGGAAATATCTGGATAATGCCGCTCGCATCAGCGCAAGCGGGATTTGTCTGCCATTGTTCAGCGATATGGCGGATTGGGAGATAGAGGGGGTGTTGGATGTCATCCGGGCAGGGGGGGGGGACGAATGAACCAGGCATGCATTCTGGTGGGGGTCCCGATTTACGAAGGGATTAAGGCGGCTCCGTACGGCGCCCAGGTCGATATGTTCCGATACACGGACGCCGGGCGGCGCGAGATGGGATACGCCGGATGGGACGACGTATCTCACGTATTGCTGACCGTCGGGCCGAGGATTTCCATCCGCGAGGCCAGAAACGGGATGGTGGAATCGACGCTCAGGAACGAGAAGTTCACGCATCTGCTCTTCCTGGATGACGATATCGTGCCCCCGCCGAACCTGATCCCGGAGTTGCTGAAGGTCCGCCAGCCGATCGTGGGCGCGCTGGTCAACGATGCCCGCGGCAATCCCGTCGTGTTTGCCGGCGATCAATACGGAGAGTCCCGGTGGATGGATTGCCCCCGTGAAGGCGTATTTGAGTGCTGGGCGATCGGCTCCGGGGCGATGCTGATCGAGCGTCGAGTGCTTGAGGCCATGCAGAAGCCGTGGTTCTTCTTCGAGCGCAACGGACGATCGATGGACGTGAATTTCTGCCGGGAAGCCAGGGCGAAGGGATTTACGGTCTGGTGCAACGCGACGGCGCAGTGCGGACAATTGCGCCACGAGAACAAGGTGATGTAGGATTTCCGCTGCGGGATGGAACAGTGGCTGTTCTCTGGTCTCATAAGCCAGCCAGATGCGTTCGATTCGCATTCCCGCAATGACAGTGAAGTAGGAAAGCCCGGTAATCCGCCTGCCTTGGGAGCAGGAGCCCGCGGGTTCGAATCCCGTCTTCACTATTGGCCCCCGTAGCTCAACCTGGAAGAGCGCGCGCCTCGTAAGCGCAAGGTCGCCCGTTCGATTCGGGCCGGGGGCTTCCGAGATAACCCACGTAAGGCGTCGTGGAGTCTGGCTACAGTCTACGCCCCGAAATGCAAAGTCGCTGGACCCGGTTCTTCAGTCCGCAAACCCAGAGAGACGGCACCGGAGGGCGTGTCAGCCGAGGGCCGACGTTGTTCCACGATGCCGCTGACGACAGTGCTGAGATGGCCGGGCAGCCGGCAAGGTAGGCGCAGAAGCGCAGCCGCAAACTGAAGTGCGGTGACACCGGGAGCCGGGATCGTTCCGGCCCCGGTGGCGCATCCCCACGAGCCTTCCGCCCCTTCCCCCGCACTATAAAATCCATGTATGCCGGTAGCGCAGCAGGAGAACTTCGGGCAGATGGTGGACAGCGTCCGCCTTCGCTTTCCTGAATACGATGTCGCCATGGTCAAGCGCGACATCAACGACAGCGTCCGGACGATCACTTCCCGTCGCGCGTGGTCGGGACTCCTGCAGCAGGGAGTCCTGCAGACGATGGCCGCTTACAACACGGGAACGGTGACCCTGACGCCAGGCTCGAATGTGGTGACGGGCTCCGGGACATCGTGGCCCACCGATGATTCGGCGGACACGACCCTGTCGGAAGCCACCATCGAATCCAATGCGTACATTGACTTTACGCCTGTCAGCATGTCCGGGATTCAGGCCGGTGTTTATGTCCTGATTGATGCCGGACTGTCCAACCAGGAGGCGGTTTTCGTCATTTCGACCACGCAGACGACGTTTCGGGCGTATTGCGTGAATACCCACGACGCCGGAGAGACGGTGACGCGGTCTTCCCGGGCGGGGCAACAGATCCGGACACAGCCGGGACAGCCGTTCATGACGGTAACGGGAGTCGTGACGGCGACGAGCCTGCTCATCAACATGAATTGGGGCGGCTCGCTCATCTCGAACCACGATTACTCGATATCGCAGGTTTACGTTTCGTTGGGCCAAGACGTGAAGCAGATCCTCACCATGGTCAACCCGCAGATGACCTACCGGTTTGCCGTGGACGTGCCGCAGATCGTGCTGAATCAGCGGGACGCGCAACGATCGGCGACGCAATGGTCGTTCGCGCTGTCCTACCTGCAGCCTGACCCCGGCGGATCTCCTCTCTACGAAATCTACCCCCGGCCGACGACGGTTCAGCAGTTCCCCTACATCTACATGCGGGCGTGGAGTCCGATGTCGGACAACAACGCGATTCTCCCCAACGGGATCCGTTCGGATGTTCTGGTGAAAATGGCGATGGCCGCGGCGGCGCGGTGGCCGGGACATAAGATCAAGGCCGGCGGAATCTATTACGACCCGAAACTGGCGGAGAGTTACCTGCGGGAAGTAGAACGGGAAATCGAGTTCATGAAGGAAGAGGATGACTCGACGGCGATGATGCAGTTGTTGTGGCAGTACAACTCGTGGCGGGTAGGGGCGGGCGGCGGACCCGATTGGAACCAATCTCACGATTGGGCAAGCATGGCGGTTTAAGGAGTTGCGATGACAGTAACGGAATTATTGGCGCTTTCCGATTCGGGGACGATCGGGATACGCGTTCGATGGGGAACCGGCGAAGAGACGGCGATTTGGGTGGATTCGGCGCTTGCCGCGAACGATGTCATCGCACGGAAGACCCAGGCGAAGGACACGATCATCGCCGCGCAGGTCGCAGCACGGGCGATTGTCCCGGTTCCGCCATCGGATGCCGATGTTTTGTCGGATGCGTTGTTTGCGGCGGAGCGGCTCGCGGCCGCCCGAAAGACGCTCGACGAGAGGGGCCTGATCGAGAAGATTGAATTGGACGGCGACCCAGTCGCCGCCACCGTCGCGGATCTTCGGTCCAAGCTAACCACGGCGAAGGAATCCGCCAAAAACGCCGTAGTGGCGGAAGGCCTGGAGAAGTAGGGAACCATGGCTGACCGATACGCAGTCGCAACGGGCAATTGGAATAGCACGGGAACGTGGTCGGCAACGTCGGGAGGAGCATCCGGCGCGAGCTTTCCCACATCTTCAGATAATGCCATATTCGACGCGGCAAGCGGCGCGATCACGGTCACGGTGAACGTTGACTCCGCGTGCGTGGACCTGCTGATGAACGGGAGTGGTGGCGCATCGCCGTTTACGGGGACGTTTGCGGGGAATGGTTCTTCTATCCTTTCCATCTACGGGTCGGTCAGCCTGTCCGGCTCCATGACGCAGAGTTTTGATGGTCCGCTGGTGTTCGCCGCTACATCGTCGGGGAAGACCATCACGACTAACGGCAAGGCGATTACGTCTTTCCCTGGTGGTGCGGGCACTCACTTTGATGGGGCTGGCGGCGCATGGACCCTTCAGGACAATTTGACCGCAACAGTGTTGCGTTTCACGAACGGGACTGTTGACACAAACGGGAAGACTCTTGCGGTCACCGGGATGTATCGGGACTCGGCGGGTACGGCAACCCTTACTCTTGGAGCTTCCGTTATCACTTGTACGGGGGCGCGTAATTGGGTATTTACAGTGACAGCCGGATTCACCTTCAACTGTGGGACCAGCACGATCAACTTCAACGGCAACAACGGAGAAGAAGACCTTCAGCTTGCCGGGTTGACGTATTACACGGTCGTCGTCGGCGACATCAATGGGACGAATCTTCGTGGGGCAAACACCTTCACGAACCTGACATTCGCCAGTGCTACGGCTGCGCGGAGATACGTGCTGTACGATAACCAGACGGTCACAGGCACCTTCACAGCCACTGGCAACAACGCAGGCAACCAGCGGATTCAGATTTACCCCAACACCCTCGGCACGGCCCGGACGATCACGGCCGCAGCGGTGTCTTTGACCAACGTCGATTTCCAGGACATCACCGGCGCTGGCGCGGCGACGTGGTCAGGGACGAGCGTCGGCAACGGCCTCGGCAACACCGGGATCACGTTCACGACGCCGGTGACGCGGTACTACATCGGCAACACGGCGAACTGGTTCACGACGGCCTCGTGGTCCACGTCGAGCGGGGGAAGCTCTGGGGCGAGCATTCCGCTGGCGCAGGACGCGGTGGTTTTCGACGCGAACAGCTTCAGCGGGAACGGACAGACCTGCACGATCAATTGGACGAATTCCAATACAGAGCCTTGGATTTGCGCGAATCTGGATATGTCGGGGGTGAATCGGACTGGCATCACCATCCCGAACAATACGTCTGTTTATCTATTCACGTCCATCTTCGGGAATCTCACTGGAAACGCTGGCGTAGCGTTTACGAGCGTTCATTTTTGCGGACGCGGGTCTCACACTATAACGTCAAGCAGCATGCCTTGCGGCGGCGTCAGGATGTACGGCCCTGGGGGGACATACACCCAACAGGACGCGTTTTTGTCCAGCCAGGGCGCCGCAGGATTGGGCTTTTTTTCCGTTAACTACGGAACGTGGAACACCAACGGGTTTTCTTTTGCGCTGAGCGGAAACCCCGGCAGCTTCGGCCGGACAACCTTCTGGCCCGGCGGCACATTCGGCACAGCGGCGCTGAACTGCGGCTCAAGTACGATCACGCTGCCGAAGTACATGTTCTGGGAACAGTTGGGCTCCTTCACGTTCAACGCCGGAACTTCCACGTTCGTACTCAACGAGGGCGGCGGTGGCAGCATTTTCAGGTTCGGTGGCCTGACGTTTTACAAAGTTCGGCTTACCGGCACAACCGGTACCGGGAGTTCGGACGAAGCCGGAACAATCGCCCATTCACTTCTCGTTGATGGTGCTGCAAGCTGGACGCTGGGCGCGGTCGGATTCGTCATTGGGAATCTGGATTTCACCCAAAACGGCGGGATGTCCGGGACGTTCACTCAGGCCAACGCGATGACGGTCACCGGAAGTATCACCCTGGCATCCGGCATGACGGCCACGATTAGCGGGGCAATTTCCTTAACCGGAACCGGCACGCAGACGATCACGAGCGCGGGTAAGACATTCGGGAGCAACTTCACGCAGTCCGGCGTCGGAGGCACGGCGGCGCTGGCGGATGCTTTCGTCACGACTGGCAGCTACACGCTCACACACGGAACCCTCGGGACTGGGACCGCATCGGCCAGCTTGGCTTCTCTCGCGTCGAGTAACGCCAACACCCGGGCCATCACCGGCAGCGGCAACATCACTGTCACGGGGACCGGCACCGTCTGGAATGCGGCGACGTCCACGAACCTGACCGCGAGCGGATGGACCGGAAGCATCCTCGTGACGAACGCTTCCGGCTCTGCCAAGACAGTCGATCTCGGCGCGGCCGCATGGGGTGGTGGCCTCACGCTCTCCGGCTCGGGCGCCGGGGCCTACACCGTTCAGGGCGCAAATTCCAGCATGGCCGGTGCGGCGACGGTCAGCAATACGGGCGGCGCGTCCCTGACGCTATACGGGTCTGCGGGGATGTCCTTCGGTGCGCTGAACTTCACCGGATTCACCGGTACATGGACCGGCTCCACGGCGGGCTCTACCGGCGGCAGCGTCACCCTGGCCGCGGGGATGACCATGTCCTATACCGGAACGCTCACGCTGACGGGAACCACGACGAGAACAATCACGTCGGCCGGGAAGACCTTCGGCGGCTCCATCACGCAGAATGGAGCGGCGGGAACGTACACGATCCAAGACGCGATCGTGGTTACCGGGACGCTTACGCTGACGAACGGAACCTTCGCGGCCAACTCACTCGCGGTTTCGTTGGGCGCGCTGGCCTTGGGATCCGGCACGAAAACGCTGAACGTCTCCGGAATAACGGTTACGCTCACAGGGGCCGGGACTGTCTGGAATGTCGCGACGAATGCGACCGGGTTCACGGGCGTCTTCACGGATTCCACGATCATCCTGAACAATGCGAGCGCATCCGATAAGGTGTTCTACGCGAACAGCCTGACCTACAATGACATCACCGTTTCCGGGGCCGGCTCGGGCGACTTCGAATTCAGAAACGGTTTCACCGTGGATCTTTTCACGATCCTGAATCCGCCGCACACGGTCAATTGGCAGACCGGCTCGTTGTTCTACTTCACTCAAAAGCCCGCGTTTAGCGGGACGTCCGGCAATCTGAACACCCTTGTCGGGGTTGCTTAACGCGCAATGGCCACGCTCATCTACACCGGCGGAGACACGGTTGTTCTCGGTTATCTGGATGTCACGGACATCACGGCTCAACCGGCAAACGACTGGATCGCCACCAGTTCTATTGACGGAGGCGGCAATTCAGGAATCCTCTTCGCCACCGATGTCGCGCTGTTTATTGCGCCCGACTCTAGCGGGCTCCGGGTTTTCGATTACTTGGATTTGGCGAACACGATGGTTCTCCCTGTCGGCATATGGTATGCAGGGGCCAACTCGATCGACAGCGGCGACAATTTCAACTGGATCTTCTCCGGGGGGCCGGAGTTTGACTTCGCAAGCGACGGGCCCGGCCTTGACGGATATCCGATCATTGGGGTAGTGAATCAGCGAGTGGAGTCCTGTATCAAGATGGGAGGGTTTTAGATCGATGGCTTGGAAATCATTACCGGCGGTAACGCTCACCGCAGCCAACACGCCGTACCCGATCGACGCAGACCCGCGGATCGTGCATTCCATCTTCATGCAGGAGCACTGGAATAACACGGGACGCCTGTATATCGGGGATGCGGACGATTTCGACCCCACGGCAAACCCACCGACGAACCTGATCGGCTACCTCCCGCCGCCCATGGAAGACACGACCGCGCCTTCCTTTACCGTCGGGGAAATCAACGCGCCGAACGGCGTCAGTACCGGCGATTTCTGGGTTGCGGGAAGCGCACCCGGAGACATCGTCATCCTCAGCTATTACGAGTCTTAAATCATGGCAACAATGGAACCGACGAAGAATCCCCGGCCAACGGGCCAGAAGGTCTCGGAGATGGACTACACCGGGAGCGTCTCGAACAAGGACCTGAAGCGATTCAAGGCGCGGTCTACTTCGACGCGAGGGCAGGCGAACCGCAAGACCGGAAGAGGCTCCGGCGGGAGGTAGTGTTCACTTGTGGCGACGGCGAGCGAAATCATTACGCTTGTTCTTGACCGGCTGGACGAGGACCCATCCAACCCTCAGTTCTGGTCCAGAAGTGAACTCCTCGTCCTGCTGAATGAGGCTTACGCCGAGTTCAACATCATCGCCATAAAGCTCGCTTCCACCGCGTCCATCACGCGGCCGTCCGCAAACATCATCGCCATTCCTCCGACCGCGATCGTCGTCATGGGCGCCCAGGTGTCCAGCAAGTCGCTCTCCCGGACAACCATGGAATCCATGGACATGGAAAACCGTGGCTGGATGAAAGCCACTGGAGTGCCGGCTCAGTGGGGCTCTGCCGGGATCAACCGGATGTTCTTCGATAAATACCCCACGGCCAGTGGGGCTACCGCGACGATTACGACGCTGAATGTCCCGCAGGAAATAGAAGAAGACACCGTCATTGACCTGGAGTCCGAATACCTCCTCGCGCTCGAGCAGTACGTCTTTCACGCGGCGAGATTCAAGGAAGGTGGCGCCGAGTTCCAGCAAAGCATGGAGGCGTACCAGCAGTTCACCATGATTGCCGCACTCGGGGCGGAAGGTCAAGATTCTGAAACGTTTGACCTGTTTGGGCAGGCGACGGTCGCGCAGACGGGGCAGAGTTACAACACGATCGGGAGGGGATAGCCCGTGATTGTCCAGGACATCATTGACCTGATCGTCCCGCGGGTACTCGAAAGTAGCTCGAGTTTCCCGTCTGGATTCTGGTCCACCGATGAGGTTGTCGGCTACGTGAACAAGGTCCAGCGGGACATGATCCTGAAGATGCAGGCTCTCAAGTCCCTGGGAGCGGTGGCGTCCAGCGTCGGGGTCCGACTCTACGCCGAACCGGCGGATTCCATGCAGTTGGACCGGATTGCGTTCGCGCAGCAGCCTCTCGTCCAGACGAACCGGTTGTCGCTGGATCTGGCAAACCCTGCGTGGCGGGGGGATACGGGACGCCCGCAACTCTTCCATCAGGACGAACTGCCGACGAAGACATTCGAGACGGACTACAAGCCCATCACGGGGATGGCGGGAACCGGGTACACGAACACCGGGAATTACGGAGTGCTTCGGGGAATGTCCGGCGCGTACACGTATACAGCGACGGGAGTTAATGGGCCGTTTCGGCGGGCGTATGGGGCGCGGCCGTACCACAGCACAGGGGTGTCCGCCGTCGGGATGCTGCGACGGATGCTCACAGGGACAACGAATTTCGAGACCGTGCAGACCGTTCTGCCGGAGGCGGTCAGTTCGCCGCAGGACGTGCTCACGGTCCCTGCGTACATGAAGTGGTATCTGGCTTACGGAACCATGCAGGCCATGCTCAGCAAAGAAGGCGAAGGGCAGGATCTGCGGCGGGCGGCGTACTGCCAGTCGCGGTATCTGCGTGGGATAAACTTGTACCGGCGGCTCGTGAACGGGGCGCCGATCGGAGGGGGAGCGAAATGAGACTCCAGTGTGATGAATGCGGGAAGAGAGTAGATCTTGCGCCCAAGGAATCGTTTCGTAGGCCGGAAGGTGGTATTAAGCACATGTACCACTGTCCGGGATGCGGCATGCGGTGTATCGGCATCACCCACGATGAATGCGTGTATATGAGCGAGATTATTGAGGGCTTGACCCGTGGCTGAAAATTTCACGTTCACTCCTGCGTGCCAGGAAGACATAAATTTCGGCTTCGCAGAGGTATCGACTCCGCTCCCAGACGGCACCACTGCGGACCTGAACAAAGTCAATATTTCCAACCTGTTCGAGCCCTACGCCGTCTCATATTCCGCGACGCCAACGTTCAACGTGCAGAACGGCACCTATCAGACGATCGCGCTGACGGGGAACGTCACCTCTTCGACGATATCCGCGGGTTCGTATACGCTGCCGGACGGGACGATCCTTGTGCTGAATATCGTCCAGGACGGAACCGGCGGGCGCACGTTCGCCTTCCCGACCACGCTGACGAACTATGCCCAGATCAATACTCTTGTGGCGCAGACTGCGTCCATCGCCACGACGGTGGTGCTGATCTACCAGAGTTCGGTCTGGTCGTGTCTGTCGATTTCAACCGGCGGCAAGGTTGAGCGGCTGGTGGCCGGGGGCCGATCGCTGACATCGGGACAGTTCGCGCTTTCCGGTGGATGGGGAAGTACGGCGTCGGTGGGAAGTATTTCCGGGACGGACACGCGGGGCCGGTTCACTGTAACGAGCAGCGGAACGGGGCAGGGCGCGTCGCCGACGATCACGATTACGTTCCGTGACGGCGCGTTCTCGGCCGCGCCGTACGCGATCGTGAGCCGAAATGGAGGAAGCCAGTCGTCGGTGTTGCCGACGTGGACGACGACGACGACGACGATGGTGGCCACGTGGCCAGGGACGCCGATCGCAGCGCAAACTTTTTCCTTTGAGTACATCGTAGTCGGATAAACGCATGCCTACGTCCACCATCAATCTGGCGAACCGCGGGTTATTCCTCGCGACGCCGGGCGACGTGATTCCGGAGGGTGCGTACACCAATCTCCTGAACATGACATCTAACAAAGATGTCTATATCGAGCCGCGCGGGGGGACGGACAGGATCAACGGGAGTCCACTTCCGGCCGCGGTTCATTCCCAGGGGCGGCTTGAAAACAGGACTGCGGCCTATCTCTACCAGGGCGCGAGCACCGCGCTCTACCGGAACTTTTCCAGTATCGAGACCGGCTACAGCGGGAACCCGCTGACATTCAGGGAGGCGACGCCAGACCTGTCCACGGCGCCGCAGATCGCGGCCTTTGACTCGAACCGCAGGGACAAGGACAGCGGGACTGCCGTGACGGCGTTCGGCATTGCTGGGGCGATGGCCGTCGCCACGGCGGTTGCCGCGAGCGCCCAGACGAAGACGATTGACCTATTCGAATACACCACGAATGGCGCGATTCAGTCCGCGTGGGCCACCTCTAGCGCGACGATCACGACGACGACGGCGGACCCGGCGCAAGGCACGTACGCGGGCAATATCGCGATTGCCGGGGCGAGCACAACGGGCACCGCTACGCGGACCGTCAGTTTGAACCTGAATCAGTTCACGACTGCCGGCGACAGCGACGATTCGGACTGGATCAAGGTTTACCTGCGGACGGATGTCCCGACGAACCTGACGGAAATCCGCATCCTTTTCGATATCGATGCGTCCACGAACGATTTCCAGCACAACTACTACTGGAAGTCCGTTGTCGCCTCCACCGCGGCCGGAGGCGCCGCGCTGATCCAAACGTCGTTTCAGGCCTACCAGGCCGGAGCGCAGACGGAAGTCCAGACGCTGAGCGATTTCACCGATACCCTGGGAACGACGCTGATCCCGCCGCAAATGAGCCTGGGTGTGAGCCAGTGGACCACGCTGTTCGTGAAGAAATCGGATTTTCAGAGGGTGGGGACAGCGAACAGGGACTGGGGCAATGTCGCCGCGATTCGTGTTGTCGTCATCACGGGGACGGGCGGCGCCGTGAACGTTGGCATCGACGGGATGGTGATGCAGGGCGGAACAGAGCACAAACTCGCGGGAGAGTACGACTGGCTTTACCGCTACGAGAACGGGACGACTGGGACAGTAAGCCCGTTTTCCGCCGTGATGTCGGATCAGGTGACGATCACCAAGACGGCCGCGACGGTGACGGTAACGAACCCGCGGGATACGCAGGCGACGTTCATCCAGCTTTACCGGCGCGGGGGCGATTTCCCGGAAGACTGGTTCTTCGTGACGAGGCAGGCGGTCGCGGCTTGGACGGGAACCGTAACGATTACCGATGGCGTGTCCGACGACAGCCTCGGGGATCCCGCGGATCTGACCCAAGTCGAATTGTCCAACATGGACGTGGACACGGCCGCGCTGCCAACATCCATACAGAGGACGCTGGATAACGGCGGGTCGTACACGGACTATACGGCGCAGGCGCCGAGCGGGACGGTGCTGGTGGGCCCGTTGTCCACGATAGCGGACGGAGACTGGATTGCGATCGGGGCCGACCTGCCGTTTCGGAAGATTCTTCTCGTGGCGGGCGGGGTGAACACGACGACGACCACGATGGTCGTCCAGTACTGGAACGGCGTGGCGTGGACCGCGGTGGCGAATCTTTCGGACGGGACAGCGGTGGGGACGGTTTCCATGGCGCAAACGGGGGTGGTTTCGTTCAGCTTCCCGGGCGATTGGGAGACCGTTTCGGTCAACAGCATCAGCGCGTACTACATCCGAATGAGTTCCACGGTTTCCGTCGATAGCCCGACATGGCTTGGCGTCCGCGTCGGGGCGACATTCATCGATGCGACGACGTGCGAAAACCATTTAGGGCGCCTATGGGTTGACGACACAGAGCACCCGGACAGGTTGTGGTATTCCGACAACCTCGAGCCTGAGCAGTTCTCGGAATCCAACTGGATCCCCGCCACGGTTCAGGGCGATCCCGTGGTGCGGCCCTTCGCGCTGGACGAGCAGCTTTTCGCATTCACACAGCAGACCGTCAAGCGCGTCATCGGGCGCGATGCCGAATCGTTCCAAGCTATCCCGACTGGGGCGAATCGTGGGCTATTTTCGAAGGCTGCGATCTGCAAAGGGGATACCCAGATCTTCTACCGCTCCTATGACGGGATTTACTCCCTGAGCGCGAGTGGATACGAGACCAAGCTTTCTGACCAGATCGATCCGCTTTTCAATGGGCCGGCCGACAACACGGCTCCGAATCTTTACCAGGTGGACGGTTCTTACGCTTCGACGGAGACCATGTCCTTCTTCAACAAGAAGGTGCGGTTTGGCTACACGGCCACCAATGGGACGCGCTACGAACTCATCTACGACACGCTGATGAAGCGGTGGGAACCGACGGATCAGCCCGTGTGTTCGTATCTCACGATCGAGTCCGATGGGGACTTGTACTCCGGCAATAGCGATGGGTACGTTTACAACAGGGAAGTCGGCTTCACCGATGAAGGGACCGCGATCCCGTTCGACTTCACCACGCGGTATATGGATTTCGGCGCTCCGCAGGCGGACAAGTACCTGACGGATGCGTTGCTGGATTGCGATCTTGGCGGCGCGGCCGTCACGGCATACCTGTCTTTCGATACCGGGAGTTCGCAGATCAGCCAGGCCATCACGGGTACAGGGCGCCAGCGGATCAATATCCCGGTTCCCGAAGAAACGCTGGTGCAGAATGTCGCGCTCCGCGTGGCCGGCACAAACAACAGCGTGCGGGTGCGATTCTACAAGTTCACGATTGATTACATTCAGGGGCCGATGGCGGTCAAGCGCTTCGACACGATGGAGATGGATTTCGGGTATACCCGGTTCAAGTTCATCAGGCGCATGTGGATATCGGCGAATGCTCCCGGCGAAGTCACGATGAAGGTGTACGTGGACAATTCGCTGCAGCATACCGAAACGTTCAGCGCGTCGGTGCAGCAGGGATGGCAGAAGGTAGAGATCAAGTTCCCGCCTAATCTCAAAGGGAAGCTCTTCCGTTTCGTGTTCACATCGGAGACGGCTTTCCGGTTGTTCCTCAATCAGTCCGATATTGAATGGCATCCGCTGGCCGGAGAGCGGGGCTACCAGCGCGCACGGATCCAGGCGGTGGGCTGATGCCGGTAATCAGGCGGCAACAGGGGACGAACGGATACTACCAAGTGCGTCCGCTGGAGCGCTCTCAAGAGATCCAGGAACTGCAAGAGAGCCTGCGGCTCGCCCATGAAGACACCAACGCGGCGTTCCGGAAGATCTGCGACCGGCTGGATGAACTCGAGCGGCTGGAATACGTGGACCCCGATCCGAACGTGACGGAAGAGCAACTTCCCGAAACCCCGCCGATCGGCTGGCTGCAGCAGATCAATTACCTGGGACAAGCGGGGACGTTGAGCGGACTTCGTGGGCCGTCAGGTCCATCGGGGCCGAGCGGTCCCTCTGGTCCAAGCGGACCTACCGGCCCGACGGGGCCAACTGGTCCTACCGGGCCAACGGGGCCGTCAGGCCCATCGGGGCCGAGTGGTCCCACCGGGAATAACTTCTGGACGGAGTACGGCCCGGGCGACGGCATCTACAACAACAACACGAACGGGACCGTTAACATCCTCAGCACGCTGACGGCGGAAGCGCACGTTCACGCCGGAACTACTGTGCAGATGTCGGGGATTATCGGGCAGAGCCCGGCCGTTACCGTCACGAGATACCTGGGGATCAACGAGGCTGGCGATGTGGGGTTTACCGGTTCTGGTGGCGGCGCCACAGGACCTACCGGACCGACGGGTCCATCAGGCCCATCGGGGCCTTCAGGCCCAAGCGGGCCGGCGGGAGACGGATATTGGGAGCCGTACGGCGTCGATGACGCCATCGTCAACAACAACGGAGACACGATTTACGTCACCTACGGCGTGAACGTGATTAGTGATGGGCCGGTTCCGTATTTGACGCTTAGTTCAACCACGGCGGAGAATGCCGCTCAAGCGGTTATTGGGGCATACCTGCCATCGGTCACTCCGGGCGACCCTCCCACTACAACCTACTGGCGGCTCGGTTCCGGTGAAGACCCTGATGATATTCCGTTTGCTATTCAACTGTCCGACGCCGGGATGGGGCAGTACTTCAACGCGGATGATGCCAATATTGAATTTGTTGGTGGCTATATCTATGTAAACGATAGTGGCCAAGGCGTTCGCGTTGTGGTCGATGGCGGGATCGGCACGGAAGACACGGCTGTGAGGTTTGACCCCGATGTTGTGTTCTACGGTACGGGAGACCCCAGTGGTTTAGGCCAACTCGCCTACCTCATCGGGGACTACGACTCGCTTTCCTATATTAGCGACGACCCGAATTTCTCTGTTCAGACCACACTGAACCTGACCTATAACGATTTCGGGACTACCGCGCAGGCAGATGTGTGGGCGGTTAAAATCTTCATCAACGAGACAAATTACGTCTACGCCTTGACGCTGGGCGGCATATTTTAGACCCTGGGAGCATGTCCATGAATGAGATCAATGAACCAACCGTCAACATTTCCCGCGAAGATCAAATCAGGATCGCGCTTGCATGGGACGACCTGACATGTGAGCTAGACGGGCCGTCCAAGCTGGCGGTCAAAGCCACGTACGATTCGTTGCCGAATCAAATGAAGCACAGGATGCGGCGCGTCGAGGTTCCAGGAGGGCCCGGGGGCTCCGGTAATCGGCAGGAGCCCCGTATCGGGCCGTTCAGGGTCGCGCCAAAGGAGCCCATGCCGCCGTCGCCGTTGACCGGCAACGGATAATCGAATCAGCGGGAGGGATTATGGGTCTATTCGGAGGCGGAACAGCCAAGGAAGGGAAGGCGATGGAGCGGCAGGCGGCATCGCGCTACTCGCAATTGGCGGACTCGCTGTCTTCATTGGCGGCACCGCAGCGAAGCCAGGTCTCGGACTACTACTCCAGCATCATTAAGGGTGGCCCCGAGGCATCGCGCGTTACGGCCCCGGAAGTCGCCGACCTCAAGCGGCAGTACGCTGGCCTGGACCAGCAGATTCGCGACAAGTTGCCTGCCGGCGGGGCGCAGCAACGCGCAAGAATGCAGTTGGTAGCGCAGCGGCCAGGGGCCATCTCCGCGCTTCGACAGCGCAAGGTGGAGGAGGCGCTCCGCGGGCTGTCCCAGCTTTCTCAGGCCAATACTTCCGGCGCCCTCGCGGCCAATCAGGGTGTTTCGAGTTCTGCTCGTAATTTCATGGACTTGGCGGAGAAAGAGCGTAGCCAATGGACGAACCTTCTCGGCGGGTTGGGCATGGCGTTGGGACAGCAGGCGATCGGCGGGATATTCTCGTCTGGGCCCAAAAAGCTTCCATCCAAAGTACAGTCGATCCCGATTCCGGGTGTCCCTGTCCCGGCGCAACTCCCTTCTGGGTTGCCTGACTGGCTCACGTCAATCCCGTCGTTCGGATTGCCGTCTTACTAAGGATAGCCAAGAATCATGTCTTTACCGCAAGCATTCGGGACGCTGTTCGAGGGTTACCTGAACGGACGCCAGCACGCGCTGGACCAGCAGTCGAAATTGAAGGCCGAGGAACGGGCGGCGCTCAATAATAGGGCCAGCCTCTTGGTCAAGATGATGCAGGAGTATCCCGCGACGGAATACAAAGAGGTGCTGGGCAAGTCCCTGGTGGAAACCCTCGACGCGATTGATTCCGACGGCAAGCGTAGCGCGAAGCAAAAACCAAATGGCCTGGGATCCATGTTCCGGGGATTCTTCGGGATACAACCCAAAGAACAGGCCTCTCATCCACTGCAATCGATCGCGGAAGTCATGAAAGAGGCGGAACGGCAACGCCAGGCGCACGCCGCGGCCACCGGAGCTATGGGCTCGGTTGCGGGTAGCGGACAGGGCCGCGGTGGGCCACCAGTGCGCCCGCAGGTGCGCGGGACGCCGGAGGGGCCATCGCCAACGGACCCAGGACAGGGCGACTTCCTTGGCCGGGCAGTAGAAGAGCCTGCTCCGCCGCGGGCCGTCATGACGCCACAGCACGTCCGGCTTGGGGACGCTGAGTACCAAGCGACTCCCGTCGTCACGTCGCCGGCGCTTCGGGCCTACTCGGGCGCTAGTCCCGACGCACGCGGAGACGCAATGGCGCAGCAGTCGCCCCATCCTGAAGACACGTCGCCAGATCTCGCGGACTACTACGCGGGCCGATCCATGTCCGTTCCGCCGCTTTCCGCTGCCCCCGATATGGGAGGCCTCGCTCGCCCATCCGGGATGGAGAGAGACGACGCCTCGCTTCCGCAGCGTAGCCCCATTGTCGAGAACTATCTCCAGAAGGCCCGGCCGTCATTCGGTATCCCACGCTCTGCTCCGCGCCCGCAGCCGATGGGGGGGCATAGTCACGCCGACAGCGAAGCCGAGATCATCCGCAGAAACACCGGATATGGCGGATTCCGCGACGAAGAGGCGATTAAGCGCGGGATGGCCGCGCTCCAGGGGCAGCACAAAGCGGAGTCGGACATTTACGGCGATGAATTGGACGAGTGGATGGGCAGCGTCATCCAGCGCACGGGACAGTTCGTCTCCGGGCTTCCCGGGGATCAACGGTCGTTTACGCGCCTCATGTCAGAACATCCCCAGTTCGCGCAGGTGATGACGGAACTGCAGGCGGTGGACCCCAAGGTATTCGAGTCGTTCCGGACGAGCGGGCTTTTCTCGGATTATCAAGGCCAGGGCTTCCAGAAGCCTGACCCCATGGGCGCACTGGACCAGCAGATCGTGGACGAGGGGCGTGATGCCGGGAAAACCGGGATCCAGATCAGGCAGGAGCGCGAAGCTGCGGGAGCCCCGCTTGACCAGCAATGGAAGGCGCGTGTCGTCAACGACTACGTGAAGAACGGGTTATCGCCGGACCAGGCCAACCTCAAGTGGGAGGCGTCCAAGAATGTCCGGGATGCGGCGGCGCTTGCACTGGCTCAAGCGAAAGGTATCCCACTGCACCAGGCGGTTGCCGAAATGGAAAGCGCGTCAAGGGCGAAGCCGATGTCCGAGGTGGTATTCGACGCGTACATGGCGAAGAACGGCGGCAACGCCATCGCTGCATACCGGGAATACAAGGCCGCAGACGATACTCCGGAAGACGCAACGAAGCGCAGGAAGAACCAGCTACTTGAGGGGTTGGTGAAGCAGTACGGCGAAACGCCGGCTGGTATCTCGAGAGCCCTGCGTGAAGTGGACGCGATCGGAGACAGGCCGGACCTGCAGCGCGTCGTGGCGGTAGACCCTGAGACCAAGATGAGCGTATTCGCTTTCATCAATCCGCTCAACCCCGGGAGACCGATCTATACGAAAGTTCTGTCGCCCGATCAGCCAAACCTTGATCAATGGACCGAAACGGTCCAAGTCCTAGACGGAGAGCGAGACGAAACAGGAAAGATCCGTCCGGGGCTGGGGGTTTTAGTCCCACGAAAGCAGTACAGCGCAGCCAAAATCATAGACGGGCTCAAAAAACAGACGCTTCGGCGCGATCAGGCGGAAACGATGGCGACGACTCTGAGAGACGCGGACCCGAACTCGGCGGCAGCAAGGCAGATTTTCGACTTCATAGACAATCCGGCATCAACGATAGACCGGCCGTAAGTCGGGCACCAAATCGCGGGCAACGGTCCGCGTTGCTGGAATGGATACAATTAAGGCATGGCTTCTTTAGTCGAAGACCTCCTTGGCCCCCCGGGCAATGCTTCCAGCCGGGGACCCGTCGATAGGGCCAGCCGCGCAGAATCAATCCTCGGGCGTTATCCGGCTCTGACGCCGGACCAGCGCCGGCAAATAGTTGACTCCATCCGAAACGCGAACGTTGATGTCACGTTCAGGGACATGCTCCGGAATTCCGGCATGGCCAAGCAGGACACAGGCGCGCTATGGGACATGGGCTTGGAGTCTGTCGATGAGAGGCGAGCCGCTCGCAACCCAACGGCTGTCCCTCCGGCCCCTCAACCGGCCAAGCCAGCGCTCCCGCCAAAGGCCCCGGTGTCGGCGGGATTCACGGACACCCTGAAGGCGTGGCCTGGTGAATTCCTCAGCCCGAAAGCCGCTGCTGTTGCCCCTGCAGTCCCTAAGTTGCCGCCGAAGCCGAATACGGCGTTAACGATGGGGGCGCAATCTCCGGTTCCTGACGCTACGCCCGTGCCAGACTCCACGTTGCGGCCCTCTGCGCCGACTGGCGTGCCCCCGAAGTCTTCGTTGCCTCCGCGGCCGTCGAGCCAGTTCCCCGCCCCGGTGGGCAGTATCGGAGGCGAAATTAAACCGCCAACCGGAATATGGGCTGAGCCGCAGGGGCCGGTAGGGACTGGAGAATTTGCGCCAAAAATCAAATCGGGCCCATTGGCCCCTACTGAATCCGGCGGGATCATCAGCGGAATGCTGACGCTTGACCCGGTCAGTCTTGCGCCTCCCCCTTCTGGTCCCGAGATCGCACGAGAAGAACAGCTTTTGATTTCCGAGGGCCGGGCGCTCGCGGCGGAAACCGAAAAATTCAAGTCTATCCGCGATGCCATTGAGGCGAAGGTTCCCGGGCTGAAGGCGAGGAAAGCGGCACTGGACACGGAATTGGCCGCTATTCAGGCGGAGGTCGGCAATAGAGACACGCGCGCTCGCACATCCGTCTCCGTGCTTAACGCGGAGACGGCGGAGATTGAGAGAGAGGATGCCGCGCTTGAGCGAGCAATCAGCGCCTTCAATTCGGCGGCAACGGCCGGACAGATGGATGCCGCCCAATTCAGTGCCGCGAAGACCGCGCTCGACCAGCGTATCGCCTCACTTAGAGCACGGGCTGATTCCCACGCTGCCGCAGTTGACGCACACAACAGATCCGAGCAGTCCGACCCGTTGATGGCGAGGATTGCCGCATACCAGAAAGCCGAGCGCGATCTCATCGCCGCATTGGACGCGCAGGCGGCGCCGGGGTTCTCCGCGAACACGGCGGCGCTCCAGGCGAAATGGGCGGACTACGAGAACCGCGCGACGGCCTTCAAAAAGAAGGTGGACCCGAAGCAGCAGGGCCAGGTCTACAACCCCGGCATAGGCTGGACGCTATTCGGAGAATTGGGGCTTGCCGCTCCGGTCGCCGGCGCCGTCGGCGCGGCCGGCGGAATCGTCCGCGCCCTCTCCACTGTTGCCGAGGCGGTTATGCCGGAAAGCGCCGAAGCCCGAATGCAGCGTGAAGCATTAAAGGCGATGGAAGGGCTTTCGTTTGACGAGCGAATGGCCCGGATGGCCTATCTCCGCCAATCGTCCCCGGATCACGTCCTGCTGAAGAAGCCCGACGAACTGCACGTAGACCCGCTCACGGGGATACTGAAAGAGAGAGCGGGGCTGATGGAGGCGGCCACCGAGCAGTTGCGAGGGGGCGACTTCGGCGGGGGCGGCTTCAATGTTGACCGGTCCAAGCTGACAGGAACGGAGTCCGCGGTGCTTTCGGGCCTTGAGTCAATTGGAAGCAATGCTCCCGGACTGGTGGCTGGCGCGATGGCTCAGACACCAAAGCTCGGGGCGGCCATCGCTTCCACGCTCATGGGACTCTCTACCGGGGGACAAAGCGCCGGAGAAGGACGCAAGGCCGGATTCAGCCCTGGGAAGGCACTCCTCTACGGCGGTATTGACGGACTCGTCGAGACTTTCACGGAATACATCCCGTCTCACATCATGATGGATTACTTGGCCAAGAAGAATCCGTCATTCCTTCGGATGCTGTACGAATCCTCCATCGCTGAGCAGCCGAGCGAAGTAGCCGCTACCGGGCTCCAAGAGTTGAACCGGTGGCTGTTCAACCCCGACCACAACAACGAGTCGTTCAAGGATTTCCTCCTGCGGATGCCCGAGGCGGAGCGGCAGACCATAATTGCCACAACAGTCGCCACCGTCGGACAAACGGGGATGATTCACGCGCTGAAGCGGATGGGCGAGAGTCCGGATGCCGCCAATGATCTGGCCGCCCGAGGCTTGGCGCGAGAGAAAATAGACGAATTTTTGGCCGCAATTAGAGGGTTGCGTTCGTCAGATGCGGGCACGCCTCCCGCAACGGAGCCGTCTTCCGCTGGAGTAGTAACGCCCGAGCCGCCGTCGCCCACTCCGTCGCCCGCAACTCCGAGTGTGGCGCTGCCTCCGTCTCCTCCGCGCATCTTCCAGATCGGCGGGAACCAGGTTGTCGGAACGTTCAGGGACAACGTGGTTTACGCGGACGGCCGCGTGATCTCGATGGCCCGGCGCCCGTCGTACATGCACGCGTTGCGGCAATACGACATTCCGCAGATGACGCACGAGCAGGTGCAGGCGCTCCAGGAGTCGCAGAAGCCCCCGTTGCCGCCGGCGCAAGTGTCTGCGCCGAGCGCCCCGCCTCCGATGCCGGTGCGTCCCGATGCAAATTCGTCGCGGCAGGAGTTGCCGCCGAGGCCCGCGGGTATCACGGGGCACGTGCATATCCCCTCGATGAACCGGGATGTCCCCGTATCGGAAGTGGCGGGCGTTAGCCGCGGAGTGGAAGACGTGGCAACCATGGGCTCGAAGGTCATTATGGCCGATGGCGCCACATGGCCCATCTCGCGCAGCGTCCTTGATTCTCTCGTTGCGGCCGGCGCCGCGGACGTTACGCGGGTGCCACCTCAATTCGGTTCCTATGAAGAAGCGCAGGCCGCTATTGATCGGTTTGAGGACGCCCTTGACCTGAAATACGTGGATGTCAGGCATCCAGACGGGCGCTCTGTCTCGGCGTCGCTGATAGCCACCTCTCCCTATGCCAGCCCAATAACTGCGGCAGATACGGCGGAGTTATTGGCCCTATACGAGGCCAGGGATGCCTTCTCTCGGGAAGAAACAGCGCGCGACGTTACGGACATTGACCGAAGATTCGAGGCGCTTATCCCGGACACGGCCGAACGCGCATCGTTCGTCCGTAGCGTCGCGCAGGCGGACCTGCCTATATCCATCCGGAATAATAGCGATGTCCGTGGCGTCGGAGGACTAGCCAACATGATCGTCCACCGGCTCAGCGAGCAGTACGGCGATCATCCTGCCACCGCGTTCACGATTGAATCCAGCAATGAAGGAACTCCGGGTAGTCCCGGTATGCGCCTGCGCCTGATTCACGAACCTGGCCTTGGTCCATCGCGGCCAGTTCTGAATGAGGCGCAACGCTGGATGAAGCACCTTTATCCAGAGGAGACTCCGATCATCCCCGGCGCAAGGATCGCGCCTGAGACACCAGGACTCCCTGAGCGGCCGAGCGAGACGACTTTGCCCCCATCTGCGGACGACGCCGGTGTCATTATCGGGGCCCCCGCTCCGGATACCGGAGAGTTCGAGGTAAAGGCCCGGGGCGAGACACAGGCCGAAGCGCACGCCGTTGCCATGGAGGCACTCAGGAAGTCCGGGAAAGACCCTGATCGGTATTCCATGGATCCTGCGGTCTGGAAGAAGGGGGCGGTGCGCCCATCCCGGGGGGGCGTGGAGATTGACGCGAACCCTGAATATACGTTCACCTTCACACCGATTCCCCCCCCCGTCACCGCCGAAGACATAAAGAGGATACCTGCGGATATCGAGGCAACTGGTCTCAAGAATCTGGAAGAGCGATCCGACGAAGAAATAGCGGAGGCGATGGATGACGCCGAGGCCTTGTCGCGGGCGCAGGCGCTGGGCTACGCGAGAAAACTGCTCAAAGATGGGGTTGGGGTCGTCCCGAAAACGCTGGCCGAGAGTTACGGGATCACCCTGGCAGCGGCTTCCGAAGTAATCGCCGAGGCGCGCAAAGAGGCGGGGCTACCGAAGGCAGGCGCAGTGCCGGACGCACCAAAGGCTTCCCCGCAGGATACTCCCGGATATCGTATCGAGCCGCTCCCAGACGGCCGCTTCGACATCATCCGCCCTAACGGCAAGCGCTCCTCGATGGGGCCTTTCGCAAGTAAAGAAGAGGCTGCGGCTGAAATGGCCGTCATGGAAGAGGCCAATCCGCAGAAGGCTCCGGCGCCGTTGAAGTCCCCTGCGGTTAAATCGTCGAAAGCGCCGGCACCGCCGGCGAAAGCGAAGACTCCCGCGATTAAGCCGTTGCCTCCACAGCCATCGGCCCAGTTGAGCGACGCGGATGCGATGAGGGAAGGTATCGCGAGCGGGAAGCTCTCCGCGGAAGACGAGGACGCGCTGTCGGTAGACTTCTCGTCCCCCCCCCGCGGAGAGGGCGCCGGCGACATGATGGGCGGCTTCCCAGTCGTCCCCACGCCGGAGCGGCCGTTCATTACGAAGCGCACTCCGCACGGGCCGAGAGTTTGGGCAGACGCGGCGGCGATAGAACTCATTATCGAGTACGCGAAGCCGGAAGAAAGAGACGCTGGAAGCAAAACTTCCGCGCTGACGGTCCGGAACGTTGACCCCGGTGCCGTTCAGTGGATGTCGGAGGAAATGGCCGAAGCGCAGCGTTTCGGCGACGAAGAGCGCGTAAGGCGGCTGGCGGGCCTGCGCGATGTCTTCGCCGAAGCGGTCGCTGACGGTAGAAGCCAAGTCGCGATCGTCCCGATGAACTCGAACGCCGCCAACATAGGCGGCCCCATGAGTTCGCGCCTTGGGCTAGGCAGGCAACGCGCCGCTCAGCTTGCCAGGCACGAGATGGTCCACCAAGTTCTCGGTGGAATCCTTAACGGCGCGGATTATACCGCATTGGACGAAGTCCCCGCGATTCGCTCTGGATACCCTGGCCTTGCGAAAAAGGCCGATGGCTACTACAGGGCGGTCCACGGGACGACGCGCCGCAATCTCGTCACGCGCGTCGAAGAGATATTCACGCATATCCTCGCTGGTCAGGAGCGCGAGATCAGGCTGACCGAAGACCAAGCCGTTGCGATAATCTCCGATGCATGGGATAAGCTAAAGGCAATCAAGGGGGGCGCGGCTGCGGCAAAGGTTTTCCGAGTCGGCAACCCCCGTATTACGGGAAAGGTAGGCGGGTATGTCAAAGAGGTATTTGGACGTGGAGGTCCACAGTCCGTTGGAGACAGCATTCATGGTGCTGGAAGAGGGGGGCAAGGAGGCGTTGAGGGACTACCTCCGAAGCCTGAAGGAACCGGCGGACTCGACATCGACAGAAGTGAGTCTCCCCCCGAAACCGGAGACAAACGGCTAAGCACTCTTGCGCCGGGAGTGCGCACTCCGGTGATCAAGACCGCCGGCGTCATTTACCGGAATACGGAATCCCGGGATGAATGGGCAGCGCAGATGCTCGCCAAGATCGGCGAGAAGGTGCGCCCCTATCTGAATAGCCTTTACGACTTGGCCGAGGATGTGGCCGAAACTCACGGGTTGCCGCAGCATCGGCAACAGGAGGTGACGGATGTACGCACTGGAATCGCTGGAAAACCTGGCGAAGCGGCACATAGTGGACTACCAGCCGCTTCTGGCCAAGCGGCTGGAGGCGAAGGGAATGCTGGAGAAGACAGCCAATCGTCGGGCGAAGTTCGCGCTGGAAACCTACCAGGCCAACCAGAAGCGGTTGCCGGCGGGGGGAGCGGAGGAGTTGATGTACGAGGTACTGTATCCGATCCCGGACGAAAGGGAAGTTCAGGAGTCGGAGCGCCTCGCACAACAAACGACGGCTTCTACCGAATAACGGAAGCCGACCATCTGGGGGAAGGCGGTCCCCGTGAAAAGCTGGTTCGAAACCTCACGGCCATCCGGACGCTGAAATCTCTCGATTCCGAAGGGCGACTCCCGACACCTGCTGAAAAGCGTATTCTTGCTGGATACGTCGGATGGGGAAGCCTCGCGCAGGCTGTCTTCTCGGAGAAAAACGCCAAGCTCCCGGAACGGCTTGAACTCGAGCGGCTCCTCACGCCGGAAGAACTGGACGCCGCGCGTAAGTCCACGATGAATGCGCACTACACCTCTCCACAGGTGATCAACTTCATGTGGCAGATGGCGGGAAGGCTGGGCTTCAGCGGAGGCACCATCCTTGAGCCAGGCATGGGAACGGGCAATTTCTTCGGTCTCGCCCCGGCTTCGGTTCTGCCAAACAGCACATTCCTCGGCGTTGAACTGGACCAGATTACAGGGAAGATCGCGCAGTATCTTTACCCGGGCGCGCAGATCATGGTCCGTGGATACGAGACGGTAGTCATGCCTGACGGCGCCGTCGATTTGGCGATCGGTAACGTTCCGTTCGGTAATTACAAGCTGTCCGATCCCCGCTACCGGTCCCAGAACCTGTCCATCCACGACTACTACTTCGTGAAGACGTTGGACAAGGCGCGCCCCGGCGGCATTGTAATGTTCATCACGAGCCGTTTCACCATGGATAAGATGAGCCCGCGGGTGCGCGACGCCATGGCTTCCCGCGGCAACCTTGTTGCGGCGTACCGGCTTCCGAATACGGCCTTTAGGCAGAACGCCGGCACCGAAGTCACCACGGATATCATCATCCTGCAGAAGCGGCAACCCCAGACGCCGCAGTCTGGCGAAGCGTTTTCGAGTGTGACGGAAATCGCCCCGGGACTCGCCATCAACGAGTACTTCGCCAGGCATCCGGAGAATATGTTCGGGCGAATGGCGTTGACGGGCAAGATGTACGGGAAGCGGGAAGAGGGCGAGCCTACGCTTGAACCGACGGAGCCGCTGGACACGATGATGGCGAACGCCATGCGCCGGGCTCCGCGCAATGTGATTGACGCGATTCAATCCGCCCCTCCGATGATTGCCGCCGCGGCCCCAGGAGATGTCAGGGAGTTGGCGTATACCGTTCAGGATGGCAGGCTGCTTCAGCGCGTTGACGGGGCGCTCGTTGCGCCATTGGACAAGAAGCTCGAGACGGAGCCCTACTTATCCCAGATGCGGGACTTAGTTCAGATCAGAGACCAGGTCCAGTCGCTGATTACGCTGCAGCGAACCGTGGACGACGACGCCATGCTTGCGGGGCCACAGGGCCTCCTGAACGAAACGTACGATGCGTACGTGAAGAAGTACGATTACCTGAACGGGCGCCGGAGCCGGATATTTGAGGACGATCCGCAGTACCCGCTCTTGCTGTCTCTCGAGAACGTCAATCCTGAAGACAAGTCCGTGACCAAGGCGGACATCTTCACAAAGCGGACGATCCCGGCGAGCATGCCGCTGACGGCCGTATCTTCCGATATGGCCGAGGCGCTCAGCCAAGTTATCGCAGAGCGGGGCTTCCCGGATCTCGAGTTTCTCGCATCATTGGCGCACCGGCCCGTGGAAGAAGTCACGGCGGAACTCGTGGACAAGGAACTCGTATTCCTTGACCCGTCTACCGGCAAGTACGACGCCGCATCAACCTATCTGTCTGGGCGCGTGAGAGAGAAATTGGCCGTAGCGAAGGCCGCAGCGCAGCAGGATAGCGCGTATCAGCCCAACGTAGCCGCGCTGGAAAAGGTCCAGCCTGAAGATAGGCTGCCGCAGGAAATTTCGTATTCTCTCGGCGAATCGTGGATCCCGGAAGATGCCTACAAGCAATTCATTGCAGAGCGTCTCATGGGGGCAGAGCCTGGCGGAGAAGCCCCTTACGAAGTCACGGTCTCGAAATTGCCGAATAGTTGGCTTGTGAAGTTTCCGGCGACGGGGGCTCAGCAGTTGGAGTGGAGCGTCCCACAGATCCGCTTGTCGGAATTGGTCGAGATCGGGATGGACCTGAAGAGACCGACGATATGGATTAAGCATTCTGACGGGTCGAGGTCCATTGATCAGCAGCAGACGATTATCGCGAGAGAAAAGCTGCTTCAGATTCGGAACGCATTCGAAGAATGGGCGCGCACGTCTCCAGTATGGAGCGGCCGTCTGGCGCGGCTATTCAACGAGACGTACAACGCGACAAGGCTTCCGTCTTTTGATGGGTCCCACATGCCGCTCCACGGGATATCCAAGGAGGTTACTCCGTATCCGCATCAGAAAGACTTTGCGTGGCGGGTGGTGATGGAGCGTCGAGCCATCGCCGCGCACGAGGTTGGGACGGGTAAAACGATCTCCACGATTATCTCCGCCATGGAACTCAAGCGCATGGGCATCGCCAAGAAGCCGATGATTGTGTCTCCGAATGGCAGGGTGCGTCAGTGGGCATCGGAGTTCGCGCGGACTTACCCGGGAGCGAATGTCTTGATCATTGGGCCTGAAGACTTGGCCGGCCCACGTCGGCGCCTGATGTCCGCGAGGATTGCGACGGGCAATTGGGACGCGGTAATCATGCAGCACAGTTCATTCGGGCTACTGCCGATGTCTCCGCAGTATGTCGCGAATACCATCCGTGAAGAAATCGCGCAATTGAGGGACGCGATCAAATCGGCGCAAGAATCTGAAGCGGCGGCCGGCGGCGGGAAGAGTAGCCGGACAGTGAAGCAACTCGAGAAGTCAGCGGCGGCGATGGAAACGAAGCTGCGCGAGCTTCTGGAGAAGCCGAAAGATAACACGATCAAGTTCGACGAACTTGGCGTTGACTTCATTTTCGTGGATGAAGCGCACCTCTTCAAGGGACTCCCGGCATACACGAAGCTGGGGAATGTCTCCGGCCTCGGTGGTCGCAAGGGATCAGGTCGTGCAGCCGACATGAAGACCAAGATTGATTTCGTGCGATCGCGCCGGGAAGACGGTGGCGGGGTGGTATTCATGACAGGAACCCCGATCACGAATTCCACCGTAGAAATCTACACGATGACGCGGTTCGTGGCGCCGGATGTTCTCCGTGACCTGGGGATTAACTCTTTCGATGACTGGGCCGCTCATTTCGGGAACGTGGTTGACGTACTCGAGATGTCCCATGACGCCCGGAGTTATAGGCCGAAGACAAAGTTCAGGCTGATCGTTTCGACCAGCAAGGAACTCAGCGACATGTTCAGGATCTTTACGGACCTGAAGTACGCGGATGAATTGGGCATCAAGCGGCCGAGGGTTTACGGCGGAGGCCCCGAAGCCATCATCGTTCCGAGCAATGGCGTAACGGAGCCGTTAATCCAAGACATCGTTGAGCGTATTGACGATCTCCGGCGTAACCCTACGAAGCAATTCGAGAAGGGGGCCGACAACCATCTCAAGCTCAATACCGAGGGACGTCTCGTCGCGCTGGACCCACGGCTACTGAATCCCTCGTTGCCGGACCACCCTGAGTCGAAAACCAACATCGCAGTCTCCAGAATATTCAAGGTATGGGAGCGAAACAAAGAGAAGCGGCTGACACAGTTAGTGTTTTCGCAGGGATACCGGCTGGTGAACCACGCGACCAAGCAGGAAATCTTCAACCTCTATGAGGACATGAAGAAAAAGCTGATGGCGAAGGGAGTCCCGGCCAGCGATATCGCTTTTGCGTCGGACTATGCGGGCAATGAATCGCAGGAACTGTACGACGCAGTGAACGCCGGCGATATCCGGATCGTCTTCGGGACGACAGAGAAGATTGGCGTTGGCGCTAACCTGCAGCGGCTGATGCTCTATCTCCATAACCTGGACCCGACATACAGACCTGATCAGCTTGCCCAGCGCATCGGCCGAATTCTGCGGCAGGGGAACCAGAACGAAGAGATCCACATCCTGAATTACGGACTGGAAGGCAGCCTGGACGCGTACATCTACCAAATGATGGAGTCCAAGGAGCGCGAGATCAGGCTGTTGCTCTCAAAGGGAGAAATGCCTTCCGACGGGGACCCTTTCGGGGAATTCGTCGTTCAACTCGGGCAGATGAAGGCCCTGATTTCCGGGAACACGGACATCATCCGCCAGATGGAACTCCAGGCGGACATCATGAAGGTCGAAGCGGTCCGTCGCGACAAGGCTTCGCGAGTGAATGCGCTGCGGTTCGAGGAATCCAAGATTCAGGCCAATCTTGAAAGCCTGCACAAGCAGATACCTATCGTGTCTCAGGTAATCGCTGGATACGACGAGTACAAGGCTGCGGTGAAGAAGGCTGACGATCCAGCCAACTTTTTCAAGGCCCAAGTGGGCGGCCGGGAGTTTGGGGCCCGCGGGGAGTTGGTCAAATTCATCGAGGCGGCGCCGGAGGAAGCATTCGGAAGTCCTGCGCTTCTATTCGGCATTCCTGTGAGGTTTGACCAGGTCGGGAAATGGCGAGGCGGTGACGCACAAAGCGTCGGCGAACTGAAGCACTCTCCACATGATGCGGCGTTCAGCGTATCCGATTTCGGGCGCATATCGGAGTACAGCAACGCGCTGAAGGCGGTTAACGAGATTGCTGACAAAATAAGGTCCGGCGAGTTATCCGGCCCACAGGAAGTCGTGTTACCGGACGGACGCAAGGTGACCATTGAGCGTGTCCAAGCCTATCGCTACCACCTTGCGAACGAATGGCACGATGTCCCGCAGACGGCTTCTGGATTCCTGACAAGCATTGTCACCCAACTGAATAACGCCCTCCCGAAAGAAGCGGAGAAACTAGACCGGGAGCTTGAAGGCAAAAACAAGGAGTTGGAGGACGTCCATTCTCAGCAGGCATCGCTCAACGATCAGGCGGAGAATGTCAAGCTCGCGTCCATGCAGCGCGAGCTGTCCGAGATCATGGATAGGCTGAATCCGAGGGGCAGGCCGGAAGATGCGGTGATTGATCCCGACGCCGTTGAGGCGTCCGACGAAGAAGGTGAAGACGAAGAGGCACCGGCGGCAAAGCCGAAGCCCTCTCTCAAGATTGACCGCAACGAAGACTCGTTCACGCCGTCCCCGTTGCCGCAGCCACCTCCGCCGTTCGGCCAAGACAGGAAGTACGCGATCCTTCGCGCTGGCACAGGCAGTGAAGAGATGGATAACCGCGGCGCACAGATGGAAGAGGCCGCGGCGCTCCGCGCGAGCATAGACGCCGCATACGAAAGCGGCAATACGGCCGAGGCGGAGCGGCTGGAGCAGCGGCTTGGCGCGATCGAGGAGGGGCTCGAGCCTGAGTCTGACTTAGAGATTGACGCTGTGATGGACGGGGTATCGAGTGAGGAGCAGTTGGCTGGCCTCTACGCCCGACTCGGCCATCCCGGCGCCGACCGTCCACAGATTGCGGCCCAAATGCGGGCCGTTATTGAGGATGGGGCGAACAACGAGTCCGGTTTCGTCGGGAGCCCTTATGCTCCATCGGCCCCACGCACGGACCTGACCGACGCCGAGATCATGGATGCGGCAAAGGATGCTTACGAAAGCCGGCGCGCCATCCACGGGAAATTGAAGAAGGCTCCAGGAGGGGCGTTACAGCGGGCGAAGGAATGGATTGCATCGAGAGGGGGGCCGCAGGGGCCACCGCCACCGCTGGGCTCGCGGCCACGAGAAGGAGAGCGTGGCTCGTTCTCCATGAAGCCGCGGCCAAAGACGGACGCGGAAGTCGCCCTCGAGAAGGCCGACGAGATCAAGGAGAAGAACCCGCTGATCGGACAGATTCTCGGGGCGACGGCGGGGCAATCCAAGCCGTCCATCATGGAGCGAATCCGGGCATCGATGGATCGTCACGCCAAGGATTGGGTCTGGGAGTACTCGACGTCCAAGTTCCCGCAGGTCCAGGAGTGGCTGGCGCGAATCATCGACATCGTTCCGAACGCTATGAAGCAGGCGACTGCGTCGGTCGATCAGATCCTCGGCCCCGAAGTGGCCCGGGAAGACTCTGAATTGGCGCGGCAGATCATCGTCCTTGAAGACGCGATCGAAACGGCGATGCGCCTTGGCCCCGACAAGTTGCCGAACCACTACCTCGGACTGACGGTGGACAATGTGCAGGACTACCTGGACGAGATCCAGAAACTGGCGACGCCGGAAGCGAAGGCGATCGTGGAGCGGTTCCACGTCACGATGGAAGCGTCTTTCGGCGACCTCGTCCAGCGCGGGAAGCTGGACGAGGCATCAAAGAAGCAGAAGTATTTCCCTAACGTTGTCCTGGACTACCTGAATACGCTTGATCAAGATGCCTATGTTTCCGCCGTCCTTCATACGCCCGGCGGCCTCCAGGGGATGCAGGACCCGCCGGAAGCTCCCGGCCTGAAAGAAAAAGAACACACGTTGCGTACGAGCGTTCCATCGCGCCTTAAGGAACCATTCCGCGGATATACGCTAGAGCGGAAGGGGCACGGCGAAAAGTTCCATTCCGCTGATGTATGGGATGTGACATGGCGATATTTGACCAAGCTGAACGCGGATAACCACGTAGACGATCTGAAGGATAGCGCCATTAAGCAGTTCGAGAATACGACGCTGGATCCCGCGAGCGGCCGGATGCGAAAGCTATCTGGGGCGGAACGGGCAGCCATACTCGCATCCACCGGAGGCCGAGTTAAGCCGGACGCCACGTATTCGGATCAATCAGGAAACCGGTACTACGGATACCAGGTTAAGCCCGGAAGCCGCATGTACCGGGCGATGGTCACGAGGGAGGCTAATTGGGAAGCTGCCGTCATCGCCGGGCTAACCGCGGCAGAGCTTGAACAAATCGGCACTGCGGCGGAGGGCTTGGCGGTTGGCCGCAAGAATCCGGCGGTGCTTCTCCCCATGGAACTCGCGAAGCGGCTGATCAGTTTTCATGAGAGGCCAGATATCGGCGAGATCGTCAAATGGGCCGTTCGTGCAACATCGAAGTGGAAGGCGATCACCCTCACGAATGCCGGACTGACATACCAGACGAATAATTTACTCGGCGATTCGCTTCACGCGCTGTCGTGGGAGCCCGCGACGGTGCTCAAGATGTACCCGGCGCTGAAACTGCTGTGGAAGGACCGGATGCGCACGGCTGACTCCATTCTCGCCAAGCTGACACGGGCCTCCCTGAAACGCATGGGGATAGCCGACATTGAGTTGACCAACGCCGAAAAGGACATGATCAAGATGATGGAAGACGCCAAAGTGTTACACGCGTCGGCGACTTCATTCTTTGACCAGTTCGGCGGCAATGCAAGGCTGGACGATTCCGAGATCTACCGGCGCACGATGAAGACTGGATGGGAGAAGACGAAGCTGCAGGGCAAGAAGGTTCTGGCGGACCTCTGGAATCACATGGGGATGCGGACGATCGGCGAATACCGCGAAGCGTTGCCGCGTGTGGCAATGTGGATGGCGATGAACGATCACATGGAGAAGAGCCGGGCATCGTTCCGGAAGAAGTTTGTCGCCGACTACAAGAGAGCCAACAAGGGCATCCCCCCGGGTGCCAAGATCGTCCGAAAGGCGGAATCGTCGAAAAACTTCCTGCGGCCATGGCAAAAAACATTCGGGCTGACCAATGAGCAGGCGAGAGACGCCGCCCCTCGCGACATCTTAATCAATTATTCGAAGAAGACGTGGCGGTTCTCAACGTATATAAGCGGATTGGCGCTTCCGTTCGCCACGTACAACCTGAAAATCGTGGGCTCGGTTCTCCGGCAGGCGAAGAGTCCGTACTTCTGGGCTATTCAGGGCGGCTTGCTGACGGCGGCGTGGCTTTGGAACAACATGTACTACCCCGATGATGAGCGCGACGCGCCCGAATGGATGAAGTACAAGTTGCATGTGTGGCTGCCAGCGAATGATGTTGACCCGAAAACCGGGAGAACGACCAGGAAAGCGCTCGTTGGTAACTGGCTGCCGCTCAATATCGCGGGTACGTGGGTGGGGCTCGACAAGTGGTCTTCGTACCTTGGTGAGATATACAGGGGCGATTCCGATACGAAGAAAATCGCCGGGAACGTCATCGAGGACTGGACCGGCTACAACCCCGTATCGGGGACAGGTATCGTGGCCGTAAATAGCGCATGGGCCAAGACCGCGGCCGCGATGGTCGGCCCTCTCGTTGCCGCGTTTGAAGGGCTTGTCTATAACCGCAGGGGCGCGACCGGCCGCCCGGTTGTCCCGGAAAGGCTGAAAAACACTCCACGCGGGGACGCGATGGCATATTCGTATGTCATAGAGAGGATGTTGGCCCCGGTGACGCAGGGGGTGACGGCCTATGAGGCCGTAATGCAAGAAGCGCCGGAAGAAGATGAAGACCTCGACGATGTGAGCAACCCGCTGGCTCACGCAACCGCAGGCGCAAAGTGGGGGTCTTCGATTCTGGGTGCATACCTATTCGACCGTGGCCCACTGGACCCATGGAAGGCTATCGGTGGTCACGAGATCGATGTTCAGCGTGAGCGGCAGGCGAAATGGCGGAATGAATTGCGTGCTCAGGAGAACATGCATAACGCCAAGCTACTGGACATCCAAGACCTATATGTCAAATTTGAAGGCGGACGCCAATACACCGAAGAGCAGTTTTCCGGGGAAATGGAGAAGATCCAAGAAGGGGACGGCCCATACGTCCCAACGCAGACGGTGTGGCGCCTACTGCGATCGCCGCAGACGCGAATCCGCGTGGCGCAGGCGCAATTTCGCGGGACGAGTGACCCCGAGAAGAAGCGCCAACTCTCGGAAACCATAAACGCCCTGGACAACCAGATATTGGCCGAGTCCCGCAAGGGCGCCCCGAGGGCCGTACGCCCGGAGTTGCCGCCGATACCTTTTTCGGATACTGCGGCGCCGTCCGGGGTGCCGCCGGGCTCCTATTCGGCTCCGCGCGGGTTCCCGCCAAGGCCGCCGAGTTTTCAGCCGCAGCCGTAATATGAAAAATTTCGCTTGACAGGCATCGCGGGGGTTAGCGATACTCCCGCGTCATGAGCGATCAACCTAAGTTGCCACCAACGCCGCAGCCTGCGATGACGGCCACGCCGAATTCTTCGAACATCCAGGCCTACGGCTACGATCCAGCCAACGAAACCCTCCGTGTCCAGTTCAAGGGCGGCGGGACATACGACTACCGGAACGTCACGGCGGACGTTTACGGGGCATTCCTCGAGGCCCCCTCCGTGGGCAAGTACTTCGCTTCGGTGATCCGGCCAGGGCGGACCTTCGAAAAGGTGGAAGAAGTGGAAGAAGAGGCCGGCGAATGAAGACCCCGAAGGAAATCATCCTCGAAACTGAAAACGCCCGCATGTCGGTGAGTCCGCCGCTGAAGAAGGGCGCGCTGTGCCGCAAGGCGAAGATCAAGAATCAGGAGTACGCGTTTCTGCAGCGCGCCGGCCTGAAGGGAGCGCCCATCCGCGTGGACACGATGAATCGTGTGCGGAGGGTGCTTGGCTTGCAGAAGATTATGGAGCAGGTCGTCCTGCTCAAGATGGAAGGAGAACAGTAATGATCGTTGGACTCACGCACGACAAGGACCGTAGGCCTGTTCAGCGGCTGGCCATCAATACCCGCGTGGCGATCGGGATGAAGGACCCCGCCAAGGGATACCCCAAAAAAATCGACTACTTCCTTTTCACCTACAAGAACCCGGAGGGCGAATGGGTGGAAAACAAGGATCTTGCGCGGCGGATGGCCGACAAGTACTCGAAGGTCGTCCCGGAGAGGGACGGCAAGCCGGAGGTTCGGCTACCGGTACGGGAATTCGAAATTGTCTTCCTTTCGGACTCCATCGATGAAGTCTTCAGGACTGAACTCGCCTGGTGGTCCGCTACGGAGAAGATCTGCGGTGGCGACGGCGTCAGCGCACAGCGCATCGCGTCCAAGGTGACGAACAAGGCGTTGCTCGCCGAATATCCGGGAGCCCGCGCGGTGCCGTGGGCTCCGTGCGGGGACGCTTGCCCCGATCGCCAGTCGAAGGCCTGCAAGCCCAGCGGGACGCTGTTGTTCATCATGGCCGCGGACCCGGTTATCGGATCGGTCGCGTCGTTCAACACGACATCGTGGAAGACGGTCGTACAGATCCACTCCTCGCTCCAGCAGATCAAGATGCTGACGGGGGGAAGGCTGAAGGGGATTCCACTCATGATGGTCCTGAAGCCCGGGAAAACCAAGTACAAGGACAAGGACGGCGTCGCGAAGTCTGGTACGGCGTATTTCGTGAACATCGAGTTCCGTGCGCACGACTTCAAGCGGCTGATCCCCGAACTGATCGAGCAGAGCGCCACCTACAGCCAGGCCAGACTCCTGAACCCTGGGCCGACAACGACCGTGATTGGCGAAGAGGTTGAAGCGGAAGAGGAAATCACGATCGACGACCTCTCCGAAGAGGAGAAGGCGTCTGTAATGGGGCCGGAGTTCTACCCCGACAACCGTGAAGAGCCCGTGCGTCCCGCCGTGGTTTCTGTTGGCGGTGGGGCCGGAGACGGAGACTCCGAGGTCCGGGCGGCCGCGACGATGATCGGGTGCTCGCCGGCGCAGTTGACTGCGTTCCGCGGGGCGCTGAAGAGCGACGCGGCCGTGGCGGATTACCTGACCCAATTGCAGAACGAGTTCTCCAGGCTTCAGGTATCCGAAGCGGACAGGCAGTCACTTCTTCAGCGGGCGACGGCGAATCCGTCCGGGGCGATCACTGCGCTACGCGGGATGCCGGACCCGGCGTACGAGCCGGCGAAGAAGGGCGCGGGCAAGAAAGGCGCGGATGTCCCGAAGAAGCCTGCGGAGCAGCCGGCCCTGGAGCCGTCTGTTTCGGACATGAACTTCTAGCCATGACCCCGCGTCCCGAATGCACGGGGGACGGCCGTCGGGATGACGAGGAGGGGCTTCTCGTCTCAGAAGAGGAGTCCGCTCTCGATATTCCACAGCAGGCGCACGCTGAGCACTTCCGGGTTCCGTTCAAGCGTCCCGACCCGGATGCGCACCTTGGGGCTAATCGCGACTAGCGGGAACGCTGCGTTCCCGCATTAAGGATCAATGATTTATGTCGAATTCAACGAAAACTGAGTTGGCTCCGCTTTCATTTTCGGTTTCCCTGAAGGGCGGGACGGTTGAACTCGAGTTCAGCCGCTCGATCGAATGGGTGGGGCTCCCTTCTACGGCCGCTCGTGAGATGGCGAAATCCCTCATGGCCGCGGCGGACCGCGCTGACGGTGTCCCGGAACCTGCGGGATCGCCGCTGATTGTCCTGCCGAACTGACGGAGACACGGTTGTGCGCAGTATGGTGTATCGCCAGTCCCTGCTTGAAGATGCGGCCTGTTTGCATCGTTTCAAGGCCCATCATATTGATGGGGTGGTGCGGCCTGAGAATGAGTTCACGGTCCGCGGGCGCGACATGCACGCCATGCATGCGGAATACGTGGACCATCTGACCCGCTATCAGATCAGTTCCGACTACGCGATGGCAGAGCAGATCGCCGGCCGGTCGCACTGGTCCCGCGAGGCGGTCCATATCTTCAATGGCTGGTATCCAGGGCAGACGTTTGAGCCAGAGACGGTGCTTGGTACTGAAATCAACATCCTGCTGACGGGAGACGGTTCCGTTACGGACGACCGTGACAATGCCGCATATTCCGTAACGATAGACAGGCTCGAGATTGACGGCACGAGGGGCCGCGTCGTGGACGGGAAGACCCATTTCGCCGTTTTCGAGCCCACCACCATTCAGGCGGCGCTATATTCCTGGGCTACGGCCAAGGCCTACCCCTTCCTTGAGGAGGTGGAGTTCAAGTTGGAGTTCTGGCGGTGGGGCGCCAGCCGATCGCGGTCCTTCACCGTTGCGGAACTGCCGTCGGTCTTCGCGATGGAGGTTCAGCCGTGGATCGATCGGGTGGAAGACGCCCAAGCGAATAACCTCTGGCCGCCGATGCCGTCATGGGCGTGCTCGGTTTGCACGATCGATTGCCCCTTGGTGGCGTCGGGTGTCAGCCGGAAGGCGATAGGTCAGATCAGGTCGGAGGCTGACGCCCAGGCGCTGACGAGCGAGTTGTACGCCATGACCAAAACAGCGGAGCGGCTGCAGATGGCTCTCAAGGGTTATGTCGGGCAGAACGGGGCGGTTAAGGTGGGGGATGGGATCGAGCTGAACTTTCGAAAGCGGGCGCTGGTCAAGTACTCGCCGGCGAGGGTTCTGCAGCTTAACGACGAGTTCGGGTTTCGGCGTGACCGGGCGCTACGGGTGGACAAGGCCGAAGTGAAGAAGATCGCGAAGCAGTATCCGGAGTACTTGGCGTCGCTAGAAGAGACGGCGCAGGATAACTCCACGACAGAGTTCGGATTCGGGATTACGGAGGAGTCGGAAGATGGTGGACAGTAACGCAGACAAGCGGTCCGTTACAACGGATGCTCTTCAGACGCTGGGGACGATCATCGGCGCCGGCGAGAAACGGGACGCGATTCACCTTGCGGTGGACCCGGCCATCGCGGGAGAGAATCTTATCCCTGGCGAAGACGTGGGGCTCGTGAACGGCGTCGCCGTTAAGTGCGACAGGCCGCTGGGTATCGTGGACCCGTTCCTGAAGGCGTCAGTTAAGAAGGGAGAGCGTTTCTGGCTCGTGGTCTACCCCAGACAGATCACGTCGTTGCGGCATGTGTGGAGTCATCCCGCATTTCCGGAAGAGCCCGAGTTCACGCCGGAGCAGGTAGGGTTTGCCCGAGAAGTAGCCATGGTGCTCGGGAAGGACCCTTCGCTGGAATGGATCGAGACGTTTGCCGCGAAGGTGGGGGTGACCTACAAGGATCTGATGAAGGGAGCCAAAGAATGGGTCCAACACGAGGACTACTTGGTCCGTGGGGGCCTGCTTGAGGGGGAGCATGTCCCGGATGAATTTTGGGACCACTATGAAGCCGTGACGGGCGAGACGGTTCCCACGAGGAAGCGCGAAAGTTTCTTTAGTTGTTCGTGTTAGGGGAAATCAAAGGGGAGGGTAGCAATGGGGATTTACGAAGTTATCGGGGTTTGCTATGTCGTGTTCACCTCAACACTGGGGTCCGTCCTCGTGTTGGCCGGGTTCGCACGGGCGAGCGCTAACGCCTATCGCATGATCGTGACAGGGGAACGGGAAGAGGCGAAGCTTTCCAGCGGGCAACGCATCAGCGTCGCGGAGGCTGCCCGATGAGAATCAACAAGGTATCGCTCAGGGGGTTTTCGGCCCACAAAGAGACGACAGTCCAGTTTGGCGCCGACACCGTCACGTTCATTTGTGGTGGCCTGAACAGCGGGAAGTCGTCCATCGCCCAGGCGATCGAACTCGCGATCACCCGCGAATGCGAGCGGTATCGTAAGAGAACTGACGATCAGCGGCAGTTCATCCACGACATTGGCGGGAACGACCGGTTCACGGTGTCGGTGGAGACCAACGCCGGCACCGCAACACTCTCGCGCCCGCGGACGGGGTCCGCTTCGTTCACATGGGACACGGGCTCCCGCGCAGTGTCTGGCGACGAGGGGCATGCACTGATGCTGGACAAGCTCGGGGCTCCATCCGTGGAGGTGGTGACCGCCGTGATGGCGACGGCCGATATCTTCGACAGGGATCCGAAGGAGCAGCGAGCCATGGTGCTCGGGCTGATCGAGCCGAAATGTTCATGGGAGGATATCCAGAACTGGTACGCGGACGCGGGTCACGACAAGGAAGGGCTGAGGCTGATCCCCGAGGTTTCCAGTCTCGCCGGAATCGACATCGCCTACAAGGCGGCGTTCGACGAGCGGACGGCCGTGAACCGGTCTCTGAAGGACCTGCGCCCCCCAGACATCGCCACGGATGCGAAACGCTACGATATCCCGGCGATCGAAGCGCGTATTGGCGTCCTCGAGTCCGAGCGGCGCGAACTCGACAAGCAAATGGCTGTGCAGGAAGCGGCCAAGAAGAACAGCCCCGCCGTAACGAGAGCACGGGTCCTCCAGTCGATCGAGGGGCTCGCGGCGGAAGCGTTGAAGTCGGTAGCCTGCGGAGACAAGGAACTCGCCGAAGCCGTGAAGCGCAGAGACGAGGCGTGGAAGGCGCACCAGGCTGCCGCGAAAGCGCGGAATGAGGCCAGCGATGTCATCGCTGAACTCAAGGCCGAGGTGGCGCAACTCTCGAAGAACGTGGACCAACTCCAGAAGTTCAACGGAATCTGCGTGGCCGGCCAACACGAGTGTCCCGCGTCTCGCGATTCCATGGCGATCGCGTTGAAAGCCCAAGAAGGGCGGCTCGAACGATCGTCGTCCATGCTCCGGGAAGCGCAGATAAAATTCGGCGCCATCGAAAAGGCTGCCGTGGACACCGCTGCGGCCCGGGGGGCGGATGCCTCCGTGGCTGACATGGAAGCAGCGCGGACGGCTAAGGCGAAGCGCAACGAAGAACTCCGCAGGCTGCAGGCCGAACTCGCGGCGCTTCCTGCCGAAGAAGGCTCACCCGAAGACAATACCGCGGCGATCGCCACCAAGATCGCGGAGTACGGAGAGCGGATCAAGATCGGAAAGGGCCTGCTTGCCGAAGGTCAGCGGATGGCGGCCCAGATGCAGGCCGTCGAACGTGTCGCGGCCCAGCGGAAGGAACTGGAACAGAAGAAGGTGCATCTCGAGAACCTGTGTTCGTTCTTCGGCCCTGAAGGCATCCGCGTCAGGCTGATCGAGAAGAACATCGCCGCCTTCGAAGGGACGGTGAACGCGGCTCTTTCGCAGTATGGCTTCGAGTTCACGTTCAAGGCGAACCCGTGGCAGATCCTCGCGAAGGGGCGTGATGTCAATCGCCTGTCGCGGAGCGAGCGGTTCCGGCTTGGAGTCGCGCTTCAGGTTGCGATCGCGAAGGCGTCGGGATTAGACTTCGTGCTCGTGGACAACATGGAAATCCTGACGCCGCAGGCCAGGGTCGAAACGCTGAAGTTGCTCAAGGAAGCCGGGATCGGGCAGGCGATACTCATCCTCACGCTGATGGTGACTGAAGCCGAATTCTTGGAGAAGCGTAACGCTGCGGCTGCGGGAGGGCCGGCGTTCTTCCTGGTTCGGAACAACGGCGGAGTCTCGGAGGTGGCCCGGTGTTGATCGTCGCGCTTAAGGTCATCGTGCTCGTTACACTGGGAGTCTTAGGGAGCGCCGCGATGGTCATCTTTCGTGACTCTCTTGCATTCTTCCGGATTTATCGAGAGGCACCGAGATTTCTCACGCGCCATAAGGCGCGTGAGTTGGGTTCGCAGGAGAAGAGGCGTGACGATTGAGGATATATCGGAACTGGCCGTGATCGCTATCATCGCGGGGACATGGGCCGTATCGATGGTCGGAGTCGCACTGTTTTTAATCGAATGGGGCATCCACGTCGAGATGACCATTGAGCCGCCGGGGCCACCGTACGGATTAGCCACTTACTCGGAGTTCGTCGAGTGCTTCAACCAGCAGGCATGGTTGCCAGTAAGCCAGAAATTCCGAGGATCATGGTTCTGCGGTAAGTCAGCGCACAGCCAAATCCATGCGTCAACATTTCGGTTCCACCACATAAACATGATCTCCGGCCCCGTAGACTTCCTCCGGGTGCGGGTGTTCTTATGGCGGATGGCGAGGCGCCGACTCCGGGCCGCTGATCCATCCCTCACATACCGGTTCACCTACAGGATAGTCAGGAGATGAAATGACAATCTTCTGGAATTATTCAAATGACCGCAGATAGCCGTCGTCGCCCATCTAGCGTGATGGAGGCGCGAGACCCGGAAGTTTTGGCGTCGATGCTGGCTTTCTATGCGCCTACCGCAACTCGGATCGTTGATTGCACGGCCAATGAGAGGAGGATGTGGAAAGGGCTCGACACTGGACGAGTGTCGTTTTGCGACATTGACCCCACAATGCGGCCTGACTTTGTGGCCAGCTTCGCAGATCTGCCGTTCGAGGATGGGTCAGTTGACGTGCTGGTCTTCGACCCTCCCCACCTGCCGAACGCGGCGTCCTCGCCGAAGTCGGATCAAGGATTCGCTCGTCGCTACGGCTTGTCGATGGGCGGCGGCAACCCAGATATCAACCACTTCTTCCCGCCGTTTCTAAGTGAGGCGCGGCGTGTTCTGGTAAACGACGGCCTGATCTTCGCAAAACTGAAAGACTTTGTTCATAATCACGCCTACCGTTGGACGTTAACCGACTTCATTAATGCCGTTCGCTCGCAACCGGGGCTGACCCCCTGTGACTTAATCGTAAAGCGCGACCCTTCAGGCGGCCGAATGATGTCAGGCAGGTGGAAGAATGCGCATCACGTCCGCAACGCGCATTGTTGGTGGGTGGTTGTCCGTAACGGCCGCTGCGAGGGGAAAGCATGATTCAAGGACATCTATATAATTCCCCGCTCTTTGACATGCCAGTCGTCCAGGTCGAAGGACTTCCGGAGGGATGTCTGGCATTAGTCCCTGAGCGCAGGCCGCGGGAATCCGATG